ATCGGCTTAAACTGGTAAAATTGACGGGTGCTGGCGTTATCCAGCTCTATGGTACTTCTGGTACTGCTCCATCCTGCATGATTGCCTCAGTATCGCCTGTATCTACGCCAGGAACAGGTGATGACGTTCTAATTGCTGGTGATATGACGAATGTCTCAGGCACTACTAACCCGATTACGGTTACTGTTGATACGAATGTAACTGTAGGAAGTGGACAAAACTCATATGGATTTGGTGGGTCGAGTAGCACGATGTTCCCTGCAATAAGTATAGATTCTGGTGGACGTCTAAAGGCTTCTCGAACGGCTTCCGCTACCCTGTTAGTCAAGCAGATGATCGTACTGTCATACACGGATGGTGAACTTGATTACGGTAAGACTAGCGACAGAATACCATCTACGTATAAAGCAACCTTAATGTATGACCCCTCGAATAATTTTGGCTATGTAGGTATTAGATATTCAAGTAATATGAACCCTGCACAATCGTATTATCTTAGCTTTGTGGGCGCTTCCAAGGCTTATATTAAGACTAACTACTCAAGTGGGCTAGGAACAGCAGCCTCCCCACTTATAACTTCTGACCCTGTAGATTGGTCGGTAGGCGATCAGATAGTTGTCACTCCATCGGCTGGATATACGACCTACGCTAACACCGCACCGACCTCGCTAACTTATACCGATGCTACTGGCTATAACAGACGATATTTCACGCTAACCTTTGCTGCTGCTCATAGCTTCAAGGTCGGGGATAGAATAATTTTGAGTGGATTCACCCCAGCAGCTTACAACGGTACTGCTTTTACCGTTGACGAAGTGCCATCCACCACAACCCTAAGAATCTATGGCTTCACATCGACAGGTATAACCGCAAATGCTACTGTCATGGGAACTGTAGTCGGACACACTTCTAAGTCAGAATACCGCTATATTAAGACTAAGAATAGCACCACAAGTTACGTCCTCTGCACTACTGCTGGCGGAGCTGAAGATGCTTTGCAGTATAGCCCTGCCACTACCGCTGATATCTATAACCTGTCATCGAGTGTTCAAGTCACAGTCAACAAACGCAATCAATCGTATATGTATACTTTTGATGCTGGTCCAGCCAACACAACGGCTGACCCTACATGGTGGATATTAGACAACTGCCGAATGGATTATGCTGGCAACGGTGGACCTTATAATCTTGGTATATTAGCGAATGGTTATACAGCTGGAAGCTCATCGGCTACTATAAATAATACTGTATTCTGGGCGCCAGCTGGTACGGTCATTTATGACTCAGCTACACCTCACAGTACATGGAACATAAGCAACGTAGTATTCGCAGGTTTTCAGTCTGGAGTGCTTGTCCCAATAACCACTAGTGGCTACAACAAGACATTCACTAACATATATGCTGTCGATATTTCAGGTAACTTTATCTCTAGTAGTGGCTCATCTAACACCTATCGAGTATTAAGACTGTGGGCGATAGCGCCTGAGCCTAACTCCGCTCCAGCTATAGTCCTATCGGGAAATGCTTTCAATAACTTATTCATAAGTGCCTATATCCAAGGTGTGAACAGTGGCACAATTAACAGGGGTATATCTTTGAATGGTAGTCTTAGCAATAAGTTCTTGAATAGCGAGTTTGGAACAGTCACTAAGCACTATGATACCGACATCTACTGCACATCTAGTACGCTTAACACGATGGTGTTTGAAAACTGCTTATTTGGTAGTACAAACCTTATCACGAACTATCTCAACCAGTTCAACGGCTCAGAGATAGCTTTCCAGAAGTACCAACAAACCACTAATAAACACCGCTGGTACACCAATACAGGCTCAGCTCGCTCAACAGGTGCAGGGCTAGAAGATACCACCGTCAAAACGGCTGGTTCACTCAACCTCGTGCTACTACCAGAAAATAACACAGTAGGTTTTGCATGGGAGTTTAACGTTCTAGCCCCTGCTACCTCACTGTCATTCATTAACGGTTACCTACAGAAAAATGCCACTTTCGGTTCAAGCATAGCCAAAGTAGAATTGTGGCTACCTGGTTCTGACACTAGCTCAACCGCTGATGCTTCACTTACTGCTGACAACACTACAGGTACATGGCAAGCATTTAACGTCTATAAACTCTACTCAGGTACAGCTCCAGGTTTATCGACTGTTAGAATCACTGCTATCAGTTCAACCGCTGGTGCTTATGTCTATGTAGCTGACCTATTCAACTCAGTCGGTGCTTTGAACCTATGGAACAGCGGTAAGCCAGCCAAGCAGATAGCGATTACTGACTTCTCAGCCGTCCCTGCTGCCGTATGGGGCTTCCCAGATGGGAACACAATCTCTAGCACTATGGGACGTAGACAGATTGATGGGGCCGATAGTGCTGAACTGGCGTCCATTAAGTAGATTGGGTAGGGCAGCACTTTTGTGCTAGTATAGGGGTAACTTCACAAGGGGCAGACTCGTTAAGTGATTTCCGTAATTATACCTAGCAGAAATGAGCAGTTCCTTCCTAATACTGTGGAGGATCTTTTAGCTAAGGCTGAAGGTGAGATAGAGATCATCGTCATTATGGACGGGTACTGGCATGATCCACCACTGAAGACTGACCCACGAGTACATATCATTCATAGGGGCGTGTCACACGGGCTGAGAGCTGGTATTAACGCTGGCGTGGCATTAGCTAAGGGTACACATATACTAAAGATTGATGCTCACTGCATGGTATCGCAGGGGTACGATAAAACACTGGAGGCAAACTGTGAAAAAGACTGGGTTGTTATACCTAGGCGTAAGCGGCTGGACGCGGAAAGATGGGAGATTCAAGATGTCGGTAAACCTGATGTTGACTATGAGTTTCTTTCTTGGCCTGATAATCCTGCTGATTTCGGTGGCCCTGGGCTCAATGGCAGAATCTGGACTGAGCGAATACGTGAGAGGCTTGATAATCCTCTATACGATACCGACGATAATCTTAGTTTCCAGGGCAGCTGTTGGTACATGCATAGAGATTACTTCTACGAATTGGAGTTAATGGATGAAGAACACTACGGAACATTCTGGAACGAAGCCCAAGAGATCGGACTTAAGTGCCTATCTAGCGGCGGTCGACTTGTCACTAACAAGAAAGCCTGGTATGCCCACCTCCACAAAGGTAAAACCTACGGACGAGGGTATAGCCTTGATCATGGACAGCTTCCAATTGGTGCGAGATACACCAAAAAATGGATGGTGGATGGTGCCTGGGACAAGCAAAAGATCCCGTTCGCAGAAATAATTAAACGGTTCGCCCCATTACCAGGGTGGCCCGATGACTGGCAAGAGAAACTCAAGGAGGTAGCGTGATGTATATAGAGTTGACGCAGGGCAAGTATGCCATTGTAGACGAGTCGGACTACGAGTCGATTAGTAGATTTAAATGGTGTTTCAGTCATGGGTACGCATTACGAAAGAATAACGGCAAAACTCAGTACATGCATCAGTTGATCAACAATACTCCTGCGGGTATGGTAACAGACCATATAAACCGAGACAGACTAGATAACAGAAGAGCCAATCTACGGTCTGTCACTCGGTCAGTTAATAACTCTAATAGAAACCCTGTAAGCGTTAATGCATCAGGGCTGAAGAACATATACTGGGATAAACAGACTAACAAGTGGCGTGTAAAGGTAGGACGAGGTTATAAAACTGTACATCTTGGCAGATTTACCAAACTACCAGATGCCTTATCAACACTAAAGAATTGGGAGGAGCAGCTCCATGATATCGTTACCTGAGTACACAGGGCAGAGACTGCCGATAGAGCTTATCAACAGCCGAGATGAGCTTGGGACGCTATTCAAGGAACTAGGTTTCCGTATCGGAGTAGAATTAGGGGTAGAGAGTGGTGTATTTTCCAGGACCCTGTGTGAAGGCAATCCAGAAATGCACCTTATCGGAGTAGACGCCTGGACAGCCTATAAGGGGTACCGAGATCATGTTACCCAAGAGAAATTGGACGGCATGTATCAGAACACCATAGAACGTATGAAGGGGTATGACTATGAGGCAGTCAAAGGGTTTAGCCAAGACATTGTGAAGAACTTTGCTGATGGTGAGCTAGATTTTGTATATATCGACGCTGCTCACGACTTCGTAAATGTCACACTAGATATCGCTGCTTGGGAGAAGAAGGTACGTAAGGGTGGAATAGTAGCAGGACATGACTACAGACGCACTACAGGCGGTGCAGTGAATCATACGAAGGACGTTGTACAAGCCTGGACATACTCACACGGAATTAAGCCCTGGTATGTATTAAGGGGAGATAGAGCAGCGACATGGCTATGGATCAAACGCTAAGTATCCTCATACCAAGTAGGAACGAGGAGTTTCTCGCTCGCACCGTAGAAGACTTACTCAGTAACATCGAGGGTGATACCGAGATCATTGTCGGTTTAGATGGCGAATGGGCTCTGCCTGAGTTAGAACAGCACGAGAGAGTAACAGTCGTCTACTACGATGAGTCCATTGGACAGCGGGCTATGACCAACCAACTGTGTAGGCTATCTAAAGCTAAGTACGTTATGAAGATAGATGCTCACTGTGCTGTAGACAAGGGCTTCGATGTAAAGATGATGGCTAAGATGCATGATAACTGGACGATGATACCCGTCATGAGGAATCTGCACGCCTTTGATTGGGTGTGTGATAAGGGGCACCGTAGATACCAAGGCCCGAGCGGGGCATGTACCGATTGCGGAGGAGACACCCATAAGGAAGTAGTATGGAATCCCAAGACCAACCCTCAGAGTACATCCTATAGGTTCGATAACACTCTCCACTTCCAATACTTCGGTGAGTATAAGAGTCGGCCCGAATACATAGAAGGATTGAAAGATGGAATCACTGAAACAATGTCTATACAGGGCTCGTGCTTCATGCTCACCCGAGAGAAGTACTGGGAATTGGACATTTGTGATGAGGCACATGGCTCATGGGGGCAGCAAGGCGTCGAGGTTGCCTGTAAGACGTGGCTATCTGGAGGGAGAGTCGTGGTCAATCACGATACTTGGTATGCACACATGTTCAGAACCAACGGAGACTTTACATTCCCATACCCTAATCCTGGGATCAGTAAGGCTCGTGAATACTCGAGAGAGCTATGGTTCAATAACAAATGGGACAAAGCTATCTATCCTTTACAGTGGCTCGTGGATAAGTTCTCTCCTGTACCTGACTGGGACGTGTCTAAAGGGGCCATATTCTACACAGATAACAAGGTAAACCCTAAGATACGGGAGAAAGTGCAGGATTCTATCTCTAAAGGCATGAAAGGGCGGCGGATTGTCTCTATCTCCCTTGAACCGATAGATTTCGGTGACAACATACATATGCCACTAGAGCGTGGGTACCTGACTATGTTCAAGCAAATACTGGCTGGTTTGGAGGCCCTAGACACCGATATTGTCTTCTTTTGTGAGCATGATGTACTCTATCACCCCTCTCATTTCGACTTTATCCCCGAGAAACAAGACGTCTACTACTACAATACTAACGTGTGGAAGCTTCGGGCAGAAGACGGGCATGCTATGCGTACCGATGATTGTAGACAACTGTCTGGCCTGTGTTGCTACCGAGAGCTTGCCATTCAGCACTATAGAGAGCGAGTTAAGAGAGTGGAGGCAGACGGATTTAGCCGCAAGATGGGCTTCGAACCAGGTACGCACAATAGAGCCGAGCGTGTAGATGACTTCAAGTCACAGCGATGGGAGTCTGCTCTGCCTAATGTGGACATCAGGCACGACACTAACCTCACCCCTAATAGGTGGAGTAAAGACGAGTTCAGAGACCAACGATATACAAAAGGTTGGCAGGAGACAGATGACATACCAGGTTGGGGCAGGCTAGAGTTCTTGACGAGCTAGCCCCTATGTTTTTTGCTTAAATCAAACAAGCGAGGAACCATGGATTATATCGTTAAAGCCCAACTAGAGAAGAAGGAAGACGGCACACTCATTGCAGTGGCTTCATCATCAGTAGAAGACCGTCATGGAGAGAAAGTCCTTGTAGACGGATGGGACTTGAAGAACTTCAAAGCTAACCCTGTTCTCTTGTGGGGGCACGATCATAACGAGCCTGCTATCGGAAATGCTAAGGGTATTAAGGTTGATGGTGCTGGCAAAGCGGCTAAACTCATCTTCGAACCTGTATTTCACGATATTACTGAGAAAGCTCGTGCAATCAAGCTCATGTTCGAGCGTGGCATCATCAACTCGTTCTCAGTAGGTTTCCGACCGCTTGAAGCCGAAGGCAACCAGTATATTAAGCAGGAACTCCTCGAGATCAGTGCGGTAAACGTACCTGCTAACCCAGAGGCCCGTATGCAGGCTACAAAGGCCCTGAAGAAGGAAGGATTTGCCGAAGAGGTCATTAAGTCAGTTATTGACAACGAAGAAGTCACATTTGATGATCGAGAAGAACTTCTAGGGCGTATTAAGTCTCTAGAGGACGAGGTGAAGGGGTTACGGTCTCAATCCTCCAAGTCATACGAAGCAGAGCAACGTATGCGACATCTGAAAGCCATAGATCGGCTGACAGAGAAATTATTAAGAGATACTAAAAAGGAAATCACTCAATGAGTCGAGTCAAAGAATTGCAAGACCTCATTGCTAAGGGCGAGAACGTCGAAGAGAACCAGAAGGAACTCAACGAAATCCTCGCAGAAGCTAAGGCTACTGATGTAGAAGTTACAAAAGCTGCTGACGCTGAAACCGAAAGCATCGAGAAGGCTGCTGACGCTATCGCAGAGAAGGCTTTTGAAAAGCTCTCCGCTAAGATGGCTGAAGAAGTCAAAGAAGAAGTTAAGGAAGAGAAGAAAGAAACTGCTGACGTTCAGGTTAAGGCTATGATCATCGACAAGAAGTATGGTTCTGTCACTGTTGATAAGCTCTCTGAAATCAAGGAAGTCATCCCAGAGCGTAAGGCTGCTGGTAAGATTCACACCGAGATCTCAGGGACTACTAAGCACTTCATGAACGCCCTCCTTACAGGTGACAAGCAGAAGCTCCAGATCCTCACGGAAGGAACTCCATCAGCTGGTGGATACCTCGTACCAGAGGACTTCATGAACATGATCGTTGAAGACCTCCGAGATGCAACCGTTATGCGTCAGCTTGCTAGCCAGATGAACACTACAGTGGATACTGTTCACCTTCCTAAGCTAGACACCCGACCAAAGGCTGCATGGCGTTCTGAGGCTGCTGTAAAGCAAACCTCTACCGCTCAGTTCAGCGAACTCGTGTTCACACCGTACTCACTAGCTAGTATCGTCACTCTCTCACAAGAGCTTGCTGACGACGCACAGCTTGGAGTAGGTGGAAGCGTAGTAAACTACATCGCAGGTCTGATCGTTCAGGCTCTTGCCGAAGAAGAAGACAAAGCTTTCTGGACTGGAAACGGATCAGGTAAGCCAACTGGAATCATGAACTACAGCTTGAACACACGTACTGTAGGCTCGAACCCAGCTGATGACATCATTGGTCTTTACTACCAGCTTAAGCAGGGTTACCGAAGCACTGCTAGCTACGTAGCCAACGCAAGTACGATTGCATCTATCCGACAACTTAAGAACACCACCAACGACTACCTCGTAACCAATCTTGCTGGTAACCCATACAGCACGATCATGGGACGACCAGTCTACGAGCAGAATGACTTGCCTAACGGCGTCATGCTCTTCGGTGACTTCAAGTACTACCAGATCGTAGATCGTCAGGGTGTATCAGTCCGAGTATCTGATATCGCTACTGTCGGCGGATCAAGTGCCTTCGAGAAGAACCTCGTACACGTACGTGTCGAGAAGCGAGTCGATGCTGAACTTACGCTCACAGAGGCTATGGCAAAACTCACAGGAATCTAGTACACTAGAATTCTCATATACATGAGTGCTACACGAGCCGCCTTCGGGCGGCTTCGTGGTGTTATTGACGGTGTGATCGAATTATCGTTGTATTAGGGTATGAGAATCTTGCTTATTAAAGACTATAAGAATCGCCGTAAGGGTGAACGCATGACAGTTTCACTCGATTCCGCTAAAGAGTTATTCCGTAAGGGTGTAGCGATTAAAGACGCAATGATGCAAGGTTCAGATTACTCAGTAACGAAAGGCTAACATGGCTACACTCTCACCAACCGCTCTCACAACCGTCGCAGATGTTAAGGAATCAATGGGGATTCCCTCAAGCGATGGTACAAAAGACAACCTGATAATTCGCAAGATCAATCAGGCGACACTGATGATCGAACGCTATACGGGGCGTAAGTTTAAAGCGGCTGACTACACTGAGTACTATGATGGCGGTGAGAAGGGTGAGCTTACACTCAGAAACTACCCTGTAAACTCGATAGCATCTTTCTCGTATAGGAATGTGACCGACAACGAGGATAGCTTCAGTAGCTACGATACAAGAGACTACTTTATAGATAGTACGGCAGGTATCCTCCAGGGCATCGGAAGCTGGTGGGGTGGGTACGACTCATGGAAGATAGTTTACAATGCTGGCTATGCTACTATTCCTGACGATCTAGCCGAGGCTTGTGCATCGCTCGCCGCCTACCTATCTAACTCGAATACTTCATCTGGTGGTACTGGTATCAAGTCTAAGCAAGAGGGACAACGTAAGATCGAATACTTTGACCCATCGTCATCTGGATCTGTTACTGGAGCGGATAGTATCATCTCCCAACTCGGTCTCGATGACATTCTTGATACCTATGCAGATATAGGATTCTCAGGTTTAAGATGATTTTCTTCCCAAGCCACGAAATAACTATCCGTCGGCTGAGACAGGGAGCAGGTTACCACCAAAACTTCTCAGCAACCTTTACGGCGTACCAGGCTGACATCCAACCGTTCGATGTAGGGCGTACAAATGCCGCTGGGGGACGTATAGGCACGCTCTACGACTGTTTCATGGAGCCAGATAGCCCAATAGCAGAGGGAGACCAACTAGACGCAGGAGGCAAGCGATACAGCGTTAAGGCGGTCAATAGATTTGAGGGGGCTGGCCTCTTAGACTCGATTCACTGTGTATTAGAGTCGCAAGATGGCTAACATCAATATTACGATCAAGAATATGGCTGAAATACGGGCAGCTTTCGCTAAGGCCCCTCGTTTAACGGTGTCAGCTCTTAATAAGGCCATTCAACAGTCT